TCGTTGCGTCTGCTGTGTGCGCCGTTACGCCAACCCCAAAAGATGACGCATTTTTAGCAACCTATGTGTATCCAGTGATTGAAGCTCTGGCACTTAATGTTGGTAAAGCTAAAGAATAACTATGTGCTATCTAGCGATGGCAGAGGAATGGGGCTTGGACAACGGTGATAAGGCATTGAATCAGATCTCTACTCACGAGCAAGTGTGTGAGCAGCGTTACCTGCGTATTGAAGAACGTCTTGCCAGTGGGTCTAAACGGTTTGATGAGCTTGAAGCAAAGATGGACACTGTATCCAACAGATTATGGTGGATCATCGGTTTAATTGTAGTGAGCATTTTAGTGCCACAGTTTTTAGGAGGTTGATATGTCAGAGGAAGGAATCCGAGTCCCAACATGGGCGCTGCCAGCATTTTTAGCTGTACTTTCGGGTGCCGTTGTATGGGGTGCTAGTCAAGCACAAGCACAGGCTACACAAGAAGAAGTAGACCGTATTGAAGCTGCTGTCGTGAGTGTTGTTGAAGAGGCCCAAGCCACGGGAAAACTCGCAGCAGTCAATGCGACAAAGATCGAGGCTATCGTAGATTCATTGGCGGAACAAGCCGAGACAGCGAAAGCGTCAGATCAGAAGCTCCAGCAACTGATCGAAATAATGTTGAAGAATCAGAATTAGAGTACGACCCCGCCAACCCGAATCTGTTTTGCGATTTACGGGAGTGGCGAATGTTAGAGCTAGTCGATCCTCCTGCATACCGTCATTGCCTTGCGCTGGCATGGTTACGATACAACCACCGCCAGTGTGGATATGGCGCTCAGATCTATATACAGAACACGATGCCGCGTGTTTTAGGCACAGCTCATCAGCTTGATGTAGAACTTCTTACTTGGGAACTTGTTAAGCCAAAAGCTGTGCGTGCTCAGGCTGTACAGAAAAAGCGGAGGCTGTGATGGATGTCCCGCCAGTATTTCCGAACAGCGTCAACGCACCATCAGAGGTGGTGGTCAAGGACAAGATACACAGGCTGCTGCGTTTAGATCAGATTAGCCGTACTCGCACTAATAAAGTAGAAGCGTTAACACAATACAGCGAGACGTATTACTACTATAAAAACGGTCAAGTTCTTTCCACCATTGTAAAGGTTCAAGACCAGTTTCAACTGGACATACGCGCATGACGATGATGATTTTTGTTTTGATTGTTCTTGAGCGTGGGCAACCCACGGGTGAGGAGTTGTACTTCCGAGAATTAACGTCGTGTTTGGAGTATTCCAAGGCGCTTAACGCGCAGTCTGTTGGTGCTATTAACGAGTTACTGAGTAACAACAGCTACTTCAAAACTTACTGCCGTGTGCGGGAGATACCTACCTCAGAAGCAGGCACCAAGATACTTTTCCGTGATCCGGCTAGAAAGGATGAAGGTTGATGAGTCCGAAGAAATTAGAGCCTAAATCGCGGTATGCTCAGTACGACCTAGATGGAGACGGGGTCGTGAGCGATGAAGAATTGGCACGAAATCAAGAGCTTGTTGAGATTGAACTGCGTGAAGAAAAAGCAGACAGTCAACGAAGAATGGCTTGGGTTAGTCTTAGTAGTATGGTGGTTTTCGCTTTACTACCACTTCTGCCCTTCATACCTGAGTCTCGCTTGTCCACTTTGGCGTCTTTGAGCGATATGTTGTTTCTCAGTCAGGCATCTATTGTGGGGCTATACTTTGGTGCTACAGCGTACATGGCAAAAGGGCGATGAGCGATGAAAGGCGAGTTACATTGCGCTGTGCTGGTTGCAAAAAGCCGGGAGCAGTGATGGATTTTGTACACCTAAAAGTAAAACTACTTTGCGGCAAGTGTTTTGCCCGATATAGCGGGTGGGCGTAATGGGGATACTCGGATCACTCATAGGCCCAGCAACTCAGCTACTAGATAAGGTAATTGAAGACAAAGACGAAAAGAATCGTATTGCCTTTGAGTTGAGTACCCTTGCAGAGCGTCATGCCCAAGAGCTTGCCAAAGGCCAGCTAGAAGTAAACAAGGTAGAGGCTGCCTCCAAGTCTTTGTTTGTGGCTGGGTGGCGACCTTGTATCGGGTGGGTGTGCGCGTTGGGGCTTTTTTACAACACGATCCTTTCAAACATACTGGGCATCTGGGTAGAGGTGCCAGAGATAGACACCACGCTACTTGTACCCGTTATGATGGGAATGTTGGGCTTAGGCGCGATGAGATCATACGAAAAGGTACAGGGCGTAAGCCGGGAGAGGTAATGGGTATCCAGTTAATAGGAATGTTGAAGCGCCATGAAGGTGTGCGTAGTCATGCATATAAGTGTTCAGAAAATATGATCACTGTAGGCGTTGGGCGCAACATAGACGAAAACGGTGGGCTTGGACTTTCTGATGATGAAATTGAGTATTTACTAGCCAATGACATAAGGCGTGTGCGTGATGAACTTGAGGACACTTACTTTTGGTTTGCTGCTCTTAACGAGGCACGAAAAGACGCGATGATTGATATTTGCTTTAATCTTGGTCTTACGCGACTGCGTGGTTTTGTGAAGGCTTTAGAGGCGATGTCCCGTGAGCAGTTTGACATAGCGGCTGATGAGTTCATGGATTCTAAGTGGAGTGAGCAGGTTGGTAGCAGGGCGGTAGAAGTTACTGAAATGATTAGAACTGGAGAGTATTAGTAATGGCATTGTTTAATACCACTTCTCAAGCGCCTCAACTTGGGTTTGCACCCTCTCCTACGCTTAGCGGATCGTTTACTCAAGCCCCTGTCCCTGTGGGGTACGGGCAAATGCAAGGTCAACCTACGCTATCTAGAAACCCTAACTATGGGGTTCCTTCTGGTATAGCAGCTTTACTGGGTGGCGCTAACCCTATGGGCGCCCCCCAACCAAGCGCAACATTGACCCCTCAGCAAGCGGTGGCGACGTTAACGCCGGGAAGAGCCGACCCAACATCCATGTCCCAGTTTGGGACATCGTTTGGCCTTGGAGGCTCTAGCCCTGCAACCCCGCCGATGCCGGGAACAAATCCTTTTACTGGTCAGGCGTTTCAAACATTTGATCCAACAGAAGCCGCAAACATATTTACGCAAGGAAGGATTGCTGAAGAGCAAGCTGCTGCTCAGGCTTTTGCACAATCTGAAGCAGACAGGGTAGCGGCTGAACAAGCTGCCGCAGCACAAGCTGAGGCAGATAGAATAGCCGCAGAGCAAGCTGAAGCTGATCGTATTGCGGCAGAGCAAGCCGCCGCTGAAGCTGAAGCCGCAAGAACCCCTTATGATGACCCAGCATTAGAGCAGTTAAGGGCTGATGTCATAGCCCAAGGGCCAGAATCTTATGGCACCAAGCTTTACGAAGACCTTTTGAATGCGTTTGATACTTCAAACAGAACAGATCAAATTGTTGCTCAAAATAATGCAGCTTTAGAGCAGGCGCGAGCCGAGGCGGAGGCTTCTTCTTTAGCTCTTGCTGAAGCTCAAGCAGAGGCTGCTGCTGCAAAAGAGCAGTTGAGTGGTTTCTTTAATCCTCCCCAAGAAACAACGCCTGAGACAGAACCAGCAATACCTGCTATGTCGCCTGTTCCCGATGTTATGCCTCCTGCTGTAGCTCCCATACCCGCTATTGACTCACCAATAATGCAAATGGGCGCATTTAGCCCAGAAGCGAATATGGCAGGAATGTTTGACAGAGTTCTGCTACCGACAGAAATACCAGAGCCTGCTCCTTTACCAGAGCCGCCGTTAATTGAGAGGCCATCAGTCGTGCCATCTAGGCAGGACGTTATGAGGCCACCTCTACCGCCTCCACCGCCACCTCCTCCGGCTCCAGTTGCTCTTCCTCTTGAACCTGAGGCTGGACTTGGCGACAGGCTGCGTGGCATGGGCGGTATATTTGCTAATGCAGTTGCCCCCGGTGATGTAGGGTATGAGGACTTAGCATCAGCGGCTGCTCCAACAGGGGGAAGCCTTGCTAGTGTCGTACAAAGACCAGCGCCCACACCACGGCCAGTGCCGCTCGCGCCCCCGTTAAATCCAAACTCAAGGATTTCTGATATTGGCAAGCTTTTGGGTGGGGCTAGAGGTAGTGGCTCTTTGATGACCCAGCCTCAACCAACGCCAGCCGTACCCGTTGGTATAGACGCATTGCTTGGTGGCGGAAGAGGGGAGCCAGCAAATATCCCAATGCCAGCACCAATGCCAGCACCGTTGCCACCGCCTCCAGTGGTTGCTACGCCAGCTTTGAGGCAACCATTGCCGCTACCGCCTGTGACTACTCCTGCGGAAGCAAGGGCGGCAGCAACGCCTAAACCTTTTGTAGCTCCTGATTTGTCAGCATTGCTTCCAGTAAAGCCGAGAACTCAAAAGGTCATTAAGCCTAAGAAAGGCAAGAAGAAAGTTCCTCAGCCTGATCAGAGATCTAGCAGGAAAAAACGCAGACGTAAGCAGAGAGGGCCGCGTTAAACATGGCTCTCAGTAAAATCAAGTTTGCCCCCGGCGTAAACAAAGAAGGCACAGAGTATTCTGCTGACGCAGGATGGTTTGATGCTGACAAGATACGTTTTCGCCAAGGCAGAGTTGAAAAGATAGGGGGTTGGGAGAAGTACACAGATCAAAGCTTCCTTGGTGTCTGTCGGTCTTTACACAACTGGTCATCTTTAGAGTCCATAAACTATCTGGGTGTGGGTACTAATCTAAAGTTCTATGTGGCTGAAGGCGCTGGGTACAACGACGTAACCCCAATAAGGCTTACCTCTGGCGCGGGTGATGCTACATTTGCAGCAACAGACGGCTCTTCAACAATCACAGTTACAGAGAACGCTCATGGCGCGGTTGTTAATGACTTTGTTACTTTTAGTAGCGCAGCATCTCTTGGCGGGTTAATCACAGCCGCAGTCTTAAATCAGGAGTATCAGATTACTTCTGTGCCAACGACCAACACCTTTACGATTACGGCTAAGGACACAAACGGAACCGAGGTAGTCGCAAACTCTAGCGATACAGGTAACGGCGGTAGTTCTACTGTTGCGACTTATCAGATAAACACGGGCTTAAACACTTTCGTTCAAGGCACCGGATTTGGCGCAGGCACTTGGAGTTCTGGCGCTTGGGGCAGTTCTAGCAGCATATCTGCGGCTGGGCAGTTGCGCTTGTTTAGTCAAGACAACTTTGGCGAGGACTTGGTGTTCAATGCTAGAGGCGGTGGTATTTATTACTGGGACGAAAGCTCTGGTACAGGCACTAGAGCTATAGAGATTGGATCTCTTGCAGGGGCTTCAAACACGCCGACTATTGCCTTACAGGTTCTAGTTTCTGATATAGATCAGCACGTTATTGCTTTTGGCTCTAACCCGATTGGCTCATCAACTATTGACCCGTTATTAGTTAGGTTCTCTGATCAGGAGAATGCAGCAGATTGGACGCCAACAGCAACAAATACCGCTGGTGGTGTAAGGATAAACTCTGGATCAGAGATCATTGGTGCCGTACAGACAAGGCAAGAGATACTTGTTTTTACAGATGTAAGTTTGCACTCAATGCGGTTTACTGGCGCTCCGTTTACCTTCCAGTTTTCAACGCTAAGCACAGACATCTCTATGATCTCACCAAACGCGGCGGTTAACGCCAGAGGCTCTGTGTACTTCATGGATTCTGGTGGGTTCTATGTTTACAACGGCTCAGTGCAACCACTGCCTTGTAGCGTTAAAGAGCATGTGTTTACCAACCTGAACAAAGGTCAGGCGTTCAAGGTTTTTGCGGCAGAAAATAACGATTTTTCTGAAGTGATCTGGTTCTATCCTGTAGGCACCGATGACACTGAAATTACCAACTATGTGTCGTACAACTACGCTGAAAATCTTTGGGCTGTAGGCACTTTGGATCGTGGCGCTTGGATTGGTTATTCCAAGAACTCCAACCCTATTGCATCCAGCGTAAACACTGGGGTCACCGACGCAAACTACCTATACAACCATGAAATTGGTTTTGATGATGACGGTCAGGCAATGACGGCGTTTGTTGAGTCAGGTGATTTGGAGATAGGTGAAGGCGAGCGGTTTATGATGATTAGCAGGATAATCCCTGACTTTAGCTTCCGTGGAGCTACATCAGATGCGTCTGTTGATTTCACAATCAAAGGCAGCAACTTCCCGCTAGAAACGCCCACAACCCAAGCAACAGCTACAGTTACATCGTCAACTCAGCAGTCACACATACGCACAAGAGCAAGACATGCAATTGTTCGCATTGAAAGCAGCGGGTCTGGTTTTGGTTGGAGGCTTGGTGATCTTAGGTTTGATATGCGACAGGACGGTAGGCGCTAATGGCAACAAGACAAAACCCACTACCTGTTCCAACGCCAGAGTATGATGTTAACAACGAGGCGATTACTCGCAGAACCATAGAACAGGCGATGGATCAGATAGAAAACGATGTAAACCTAGCAAAGACCCAAGGCGACAAGTCTGGATCTTTAGCTATGCGTAGGTTCCAGTTCCTGCTTATGGGTGCATCGTGACAGACGTTATCAAGGTGCTTGGTCAGGTTGATGTCAGCGCGACTACAACAACGACTTTGTACACAGCGCCCGACCTAACACAAACAACTGTTAGCTCATTGGTTATATGCAACCGTGGCGGTTCTGGCATCACGTTCAGAGTCAGTGTCCACGTTGGCGGTGCAACAGCCGATGACAAGCAGTTTATTTTTTACGACGAGGATCTTGCAGCAACCACCACGAGGACGGTTGTAATAGGCATTTGCCTCTCTCAAACAGATGTGGTCAAGGTTTATTCCAGCGCCGCCAATGTAAGTTTTAACCTATTCGGGGTGGAGACAAGTTAATGAACTATGTAAGAGGACAGCTACAGCAAGCGCCATTACAGCCACAAGCAGAACAGATGGCCCAGTATGGTCGCTACGGCGACAGTATGTTGGTTCACATGAATCCAGCAGAGGTGCAGGGCATCGCATCACTCACCCCCGGCGGTTTAACTACAAACCCTGTCACAGGTCAGCCAGAGGCGTTTGCCTTCCTTATCCCTATGCTGGCAAGCATGGCCGCTCCCGGCGCGTTTACAGCCGCTGCTGGCGCTTTAGGCACAGGTGCGCTAGGAAGCACCTTGGCTGCAATAGGCGCTAACAGCGCCCTAGCAGGCGCTATAGGCTCAGGCCTTGCCACAACAGCCATGACTGGCGACCTCAAGAAGGGTATTGCTTCTGGCCTTATGGGCTACGGGGTAGGATCTGCTTTGGGTGCGGGTGCGGACGTTGCTACAGGCGCTGATGCCACTGCTGCCGCTTTGGATACAGCCACTACTGAGGGCGCTAAGCTGGCTGCTGATGCTACAGCGTTGCAAGCCGCCGCTGTAGACCCTACTTCGATAGAGGCGGCATCAAAAGCCGCAATTGATGCAACCAGCAATCAAGGTTTGCAGGATGCATTAAGCGACAGGCTTATATCCGAAAGAACCAGTGCTGGGTTTGGAGAAAGGCTTACGCAACCTTTTTCAAGTGGAGATGCACTAAAAGCTACAGCTAAAGGCCTTACGAAGCCTTCTGCAATCCTGCCAATGGCAATAGGCAGTGGTATGCAGGGCGACATAGAAATGCAGGAAGGCTACGAGCGCATGGCTCGTGAAGCTGAGCGTGAGCGCCAAGCGGAATCGGATAGAGCATACGAACTTCTAGGCACCTCTCTTTCGCAGGTTGGTCAGGATTACAACATGGATGTATCTGGTGCTAACAGACGGTATTCAGCTTATGACGGCTACAACATGGGTGGCATCGTATCTGTAAACCCACAAGAGTATCAGCGCCAATTAGGTGAGGTTCAAAGACTTGGTCAAGCACCTGTCCGCATGGATATGGGCGGCCCTACAGGGGGGTTTAACCAAGATTATGTGCCTCCGAGTGTTAGGTTTGGCCTTGGATCTGCGGCGTCCCGTCAAGCTGGCCTTAGAGGCCCAGTGGCTAAAACGGCAGAAGAGCTTGCAGAGGTTGGGTATAGGCCCGGATTTGGCCCTGAAA